GGGTCAGAACGACGGGGTCGTCAGGCTGGTGCCCGAGACCTTCTGGACCGCCGAGGCGTACCGCCGGAAGCTGTAGGCGAAGTACCCGTACAGGACCAGCAGGACGCCAAGCTGGGCGGCCTTGGGCTGCTCGGCGCGGATGAACACCGGGGCGTCGGGGTCCTCCCACAGGTGGCATTCGTCGCTGGCGACGACGTAGACCTCGTCCTGGTTGGTGGAGGCGCCCAGGTTGTTCGGCACGTTGTTGTCGGACACCACCAGCAGCCCCGACGGGAGCCGGCCACGGATCCCGGTCTGGTAGGTGCTGTTCGGGTCCATCGCGCCGCCCTGCCACGGCATCGCCGCGCCCATGACGTTGATGAACGGGAAGTTTGCCGACACCTGCGCGGCCAGGTTCCACCACCGCGTCGAGTACATGATCACATGCGTCGGATTGGCCTGGGCGAGCAGCGCCGCCTCGACCCCGGCCGCCGCGCCCATGATCTTGGAGTAGAAGTTCTGCACGTTGTACGTGGTCGTGAAGTTGTTGGCCACCGCCAGCGCCGACAGGCCGGTCGTGGCCTGGTTGATCAGCGTCGAGTCGAGGTTGGTGGCGTACCGGCGGAACAGGTCCTGCATCGTGACTTCCTCGATGCCGGTGCCCCGGTCGATCGCCTGGCGGGACAGGGTGACCTGCCCGGCGGCGGTCTGCACGTTCTCGGTCAGCAGCGTGTCGTCGATCGACTGGGCGGTGACGCCGGCGGGAAGCTCGGACGCCTGCAACCCGACGGCCGACGGGGTCGTGACCAGGGAAATGTTGACCGTCATCCCGTTGGCGGGGAGGTCGTGGTGGTTGCAGATGTCGGCGAACGGCCGCATCGCGGCCACGGCCGGCGCGTACATGTCGGTGAGGTACTGGGGGACGGTCAGGCCGGCCCAGTTCGCGGTCGTCGAGTCGCCGGCGGCGCGCATCAGCTTGTCGCCGCGCTCGATCCTTTCCTCGGCCATGTGCGAGGCGAGCCGGTTCGCCGCCTCCGGGTCGTTGAAGATCATGGCCCGGGTGACGTCGGACAGGAACCGGACGCCCTTCTTGTCAGTGTCCGGGCGGTAGGTGCGCTCGTTGCGGCCCACGGACACCGACGCGGCCCGGTCAGTGTTCCTGCGGTCGGCGGGCATCACCCGCACCGCGGCCGGGTTCGCGTCGCGCTCGGCCTGGATCTCGGCGGCCTCAAGTTCCTCGGCCTTGGCCCGCTTGGCCTGGTTGAGCCGGTTCTCGATGCCCCGGATGTCGGCCTTGAGCTTGTCCCGCGACCGGAACAGGTCCTCGACCCGCTGGTCGTCCTCGGCGGACAGGGTCGCCTCACCCGCCTGCCGGGACCTTTCAAGGATGATCTTGATCTCGTGCTGCGCCTTGTCGCGCTGCCGCTGCGCCTGCTCAAGCTCGACTTCGATGCCGTTGATCAGGTCATCGACGAATACCGGCATGACTGTGCCTCTCGGGTGTGCTGGGATGCCGTGGACTCGCCGCCCAGATCGCCGGTCTGATAGCCGGCCGTGCGGCGCCGTACAGGACACCGGAGAGGTCTGATTGCCACATGCCGCCGGTCTGATTGCCGGCGCCGGCAGTTCCTAGTCGCTGATCATACATAGCTCGCGGCGCGGCAGGACAGCACCGCCGCGCCGCGAGCCCGACCGGGCGGACCGGTCAGTCGAGGTCGAGCAGCCGCTCAACCAGCGCCACCGACCGGCCCCGGGACGCGGCCTCGACCGGGTCCGGGTCCGCTGCGGCACGCGCCTGCGCGGCCTGGGTGGACAGCCGCTCGATCGTGTGGACGGGGATGCCCAGTTGCCGGCCGAGGGTGCTCATGGCGGCGCGGGCGACCCCGTCGGGCAGGTGCGGCAGCAGGCCCATGACCTCCTGCGACCGGGCCGCGATCGACGTGTACGGGTTGGCGCCGAAGTTCACCGCCGACACGTCGCCCCGGTCCAGGTCCACCGAGTTGATCCGGCACTGGTCGTAATCCTCGTTCCATTCCCAGTCGAGGATCATGAACGCGAACGACATCTCGGTGATGTTCTCGTCGTCGATCGCGGTCAGCAGATCCCGCACGTCGGTGCGGGCCGGGTTCACCAGGGCTTCCATGTGCAGGCCGCGCGGGTCGGCGTCGAGGGTCAGCGTCGGGGTCCCGCCCTTGGTGCGGGCCATCGTCACGCCCCGGTGGTTGGTCAGGAACGCCACGTCGGGGCCGGCGGCGAGGGTCGCGTCGAACGCCGTCGCGGCGATCTCCTCGGTGTACTCGCCCCACATGTCCCACATCGAATACGGCTGCTCGACGACGCTGGCGTACCCGTCGAGGCGCCGCAGTTCCTTCCCGGCGACGACCACCGGCTCGTGCCGGAACTGGGCGCGGAACGTCGCCATCCGCGCGCCGTCGTCAGGCTTGCCCCGGCGGCCGGGCATGTGATCGGCGCGGGCCTGGGCGCCGGCTGCGCGCAGCCCGGCGGCGTCCTCGGCGAAGTGCTCGGCGCGTCCCGCCTCGGGAGGGGTTCCGGCCATGACAGTCCTTTCCTTCGTTTAGCGGCCGGCCCCGATGGCCAGCCGGCGCCGGCCGGGAAGCTCCCGGGCGGTGAACGGGTTGCCCAGCGACGCCGATTGGTCGCCGCCGGGGTCGATCGGGTCGGTCGGGTCCTCGGACGGGTCCTCCCCCGGGCCGGAACCTTCCGGGTACGGCCCCTCGCCTTGCACGTTCCCCACCGGCGGCCAGAAATGGTCGAACTCGGCGACCTGCGCCGCGGTGAGCGCCGGCAGTCCCCAGTCCTCGCGGGCCTCGGACGGGGCGAGGGTGCGCGCGTCGATCCTGGCCCGCTGAAACAGGGCCTTGGCCATCGGGTCCATGCGGAACAGTTCGTCGGGCACGAACTGGCAGAACTGCCGGGCCGGCAGCAGCCCCGCCGACCACTTCCGTTCCCGGCGGACCAGCGCCGGGGACAGGTGCAGCACCAGGAACTGCGCGTTGCGCTGCCCGATGTTGGCATACGTCAGGTCGGTGCGGCCGGTGCGGGCCCCGGTCGGGGTGCCGTCGATCATGTCCACCGGCACATTCATGAACCGGGCCACGTCGGGGACGGTGGCGGCCATCGCGTCAAGCCAGTCCGCCGATGCTTCCTGGGCTTGCATCAGTTCGTAGTCCCAGTCGCTGCCATGGACGAACGGCTCACCGGCCGAGATCGACGCCCGCCACGCCTCCTTGATCACCGCCGTCTGCCCCGGCGGGATCACCTTGGCCGTGTTCTTTAGCCGGGCCTTGGGGATGCCGCCCTGGGCAAACCAGTTCGTCGCGAACTCCTGCACATTCAGGTACAGGCCCAGCGACCAGGCGGCGTAGGCGACCGGCGACAGGCCGACGTACAGGCCCGAGCTTGTGTACTGCTTTTCGTGCCAGATCATCTCCGGGTCATACAGTTTCCCGGCGATCCGGTACTTCCACAGCTTCCCGCCCCGGACCAGCACCGTGCATTCCTGCGACGGCTGCGCCTCAAGTTTGGCCGGCTGCCCGTACCCGTTGACCTCGGTGATGATCGCGATGTGGTTCCCGGCCCGGTCCAGGTCCAGCCGCGACGAGTACAGGTATTCCTCGATCGGCACTTCCGGGCCGCCGGGCGCCGACAGGATCATCGGCGTGTAGGACAGTTGGACCTGCTCCCCGGCGACCATCGTGTACGGCAGCAGCGGCAGGGTCGATTCCATGTCGGCGCGCAGGGTGAGCGCCCGCCACACCGCCGAGTGCCGCATGGCGGTGTCCTGGGTGACGGTCGGGCCGAGCCGCTGAAACGGGCGGGTCGGGATCAGGTCCATCGGCGAACTGATGCCCCACATGCCGAACGTCGGCCCCGGGTCGGACGCCCGGACCTGCTTGCCGGTCACCGACCTCGGCCCGGAGAACACACCCACCTAGCAGCCCCCGATCGACCGGAACGGCAGAGAATCGGGGACCGGCCGGAACGGGCCGTGCGCCGGGCACGAGGACCAGCCGGCCGACGAGCAGA